AACTAATCAAGATGCGTTTAAAAGTTTCGTAGCAGAAGAGATTAGAGATGAAGATTGGGATAACCCTGCTAAGATTGGTAGAAAGATCATGGAGTGGTCTGAAAATCCCTACGAATATGTAAACGGTAAGCAAGTATTTGTAGACGTAGAAGGCGAATCTCCGTTGGGTCAGTGGAGAATGGAAGATAATCCTCATCAAAAGATTCCGGTTAGGGATAAAAATGGGAAGGTAAGGTTAGATAAATATGGCAACCCCATAATGAGAATGGTTGATTTTGATAATGACGCTGAAGTAGCGGAGTGGCACAAGAGAATGGATCATACTATTGCTGTTCTTATGATGAGAAATGAAATGCTTCTTAGAGTTACAGAACCCGAGAAGCCGCCTCTGTCAAAATATAAAGCTGAAGATAATATGGATGAACTCGAAGCCGAAGTATTGAGTCAGTGGTGGGAGCATTCTCAAGAAGCTGCTATAGATCATACTAATGCGCAAAGACTACAACAAGATAGTGTTAGGAATGCTGATGGTTCTCGAAACCAAGCAAGCATAGATTATTTCTCTAAGGGTATAGGTTTACTGGTCCCAGTCGCAGGACATCCTATGACCTTCAGAGGGTCCGCAGAACATACAATGACAGAACTACGACACGATACAGAAGATATGGTATTCGAGTCTACAGACAAACCAAGGGGATACATGTCTTGGGCTCCTGAAACTAGGAGAATGCCTTATCACAATAAGGGCAACCTATACCTTCAGAATAAAGCTTATCATGCCGCTGAACGAGAGATGATGAGTCCTATTGAAGAAGTATCGGCTATGTTAGACCAACCCTTAGAAAACCCTGATCACTTAATTCCAGTAACTAGTAGAGGATTCGAGAAACCTTGGAATAGAGAAACTCTTCCAATGGGTCCAGATGTTAAGTCTGATTATCTAGACTATCTTATGGGATTAGATGCTAATGCACCTGAGATGGTAGCTAATGTTGTTGAGATGAAGATGAGTAAGTGGGCAATAGAACGTGGCTTTGAGGCAGAGATGCTTGATCCAGAAATGGTACCGTACTTGTATTTAGTATATAGGTTTGATCAAAAACTTGAACATGAAATGGACCAGATCATTTCTGCTGTACGCTATGGAGATAAAGGACTAACTAACGAAGAGAAACTACTACAAGCCCGTAATACATACCTCGAAGGATTCCACGCGCTGTTCCAATTATCTCGGGATATTAGATACAAAGAGATGTCTTCCTTACTTATGGAAACTAAGGGACATGAAATTGGTATTTTAAATCCAGACTTAGCAGATAGAACGCTATATGATATCCTGACAAGTCCATATTCGGAGAATAATCCATTCTCTGTCTTATCCGGACCAACCCTTATTCACAAAGCTTTGAAAAAAAGCTTAGTTCCTACAGAGCACTTTATAATTGAAGAGGGGGTTAATCCGGGCGAAACAATTAAACTAGAAGAGACGGCCATACATCCCTTACTTGTTCAGTCTGTGGATGAGTTGGAGTTTCTTGTAGGAGTACTGTGGGATGGGTATATATCTGAAGCTATAGAAACATATATAGGTATTGTTAAGGAGCCCGCACTAAAGAAACAATTAAGAGTTATTGCTAATCAAAGAGATATACAATCCTTTAACGCTATTCCTCCAGATCACAGAGAAGCTATTATTAATGTAGCTAGAGAGAAAGCTGTACTAGCAAATGATCCTGTATTCTCCTTTGATTTTATTGTAGAGAGTGTTGAGGGTAGAAATGACCTTGTTAAGTTAATACAGCAGCAGCCAACGAAGGATGAACGTACTGATAAAATGATTTTACGTAATCCTATGGGTGGCCCCTTTACTATGCTTATGAGAGTTCCAAGAACGGTAATCGGAACAAACATGAAACTCGGTATTACACCAATGGGTGCTTTACTGATGCTTTCGTCACATAAGAACTATCCTTTTATCGAAAGAATAGAAACCGCGATGCGTACCAACAAGCCAACAGGTCGCTATCGATCTAATGCCGAAGGTAAGCCTGAGTTAGTTCGATCTGATGCTGAAGAGATGGCTGATTACTTCGGCTACAGTGAAACTGAAAAGATGAACAGAGAAAGAGTCTTAAGTGAAGCAATGGAGATTATAGTAGATCGTGTTGAATCAGGACACACCGTTGCTCATATGCTTGTTGATGGTTCTCGTTCATCTGGTAATATTAAACCTAGAGTTGTAGACTGGATTAATTATTATAGACCAGATGCTGGACTTAGACCTAATGCATTACCCTTCTTTATTGAGTCTTTAATCTCTCCAATTACTACAGCTATGAAGAGACTATCTAGTTTAGGTTTGCTTGAGATGAATATTATGGCTAGGGCTGCACCAGAAAGAACTATGTGGTCTCAACATAATCCTACCAAAGCAGTAGAAATCTTAACATCGCTAGGTTTAGATGAAGCTGAAGCAGCTAATATTATTGAAATCCAAAGCAACCCTAATTGGATATACGATACAGATAATGTTATATCTATTGATATTGAAACTACGATGGACTTGGAACAACGTATTGTAGGTATTGGTGGTGTTGAAAGAACACTTGAAGCAGCAGGAAGAGTGGGGTTTAAAAAGGGTAAGCATTTCTCGCCTACTCGTTCAGTAAGCGGAAGTGAAGCTAGAGCTTTATTAAAGATGTTGAAGCAGCATTTGTTAGCGGGAGGCAAGGTAGTTACTTATAATGGAAATAGTTTTGACCTTAGAAAGTTAGGTATCCTTGCTAATGATCTTAATACTGCGCAGATAGTTGCTGAACTTAGTATTGACTTAATGCAAAACAACATGCTCGCTGATTCTAAGTTTTTAGGTGGTGACATTACACAAAGTCTAAACTGGACTTTAAATAGTTTGCTTAAAGGATTAAAACTCGGTGAGAAGAGTGAAGAGGGTATGTTTGCTGCTGCCTTAAAAAAGAGAGGCACGCGAGTTAATGGTGAACCAGTAGTGGTTACCGAGAAAGATTTGAGTTTAGCTTTTGAGCGTGCTGGATCTCCTATACAGGCTGACGCAATTAGAAGAAAAATTGCGGAGATAAATGAAAGATCGCCGGAAGCATCTATGGATCTATATAACAAATATATTTCAGAAGATGCAGAGTTTAACGAAAAAATTCTAAAGGAATTAGTTAGACGAACAACGCCGGTTGATATTGAGGCTGCCTCTGAAGGACCGTTCCGAGGGACGGTAAAAGGAAAAGCAAAGACAACCTTTAAAACTATTGTTCCAACTTGGAATATAGAAATGGAACATAGTAGCCCTCACTCACAAGCTAACTCAAGAGGGTTGAGTCTTATTCATGATCTAACTGGGGTTAGAGAATCTTATATGGATGTGTATACAGATGGGGTTGATCTTGAGCATAGAACTATTCAAGAACTCCTTGTAACTACACTACAACTAACTGATGGGAATATTAAAAACCCAGCAACCATACGAGCTATTATACTTGGGCTTATGTTACGGCAACCCGATATTGAGATGGGCGAGGTTAGAGTATTCTTCCCCCTGATGTCACGAGAAACAGCGGCAGAAAAAGAAAAGTTTGATGCTGATGTTTCTAGTGCTTACCTTAGAGTTAAGGGTGAGTTTAATCAGCTTATGTCAATCCTAAATGCAACCGATAGTCAACAGTTTAATGATTTTTATTGGGATGCTAGATCATACGTAGATCAGATTAGCGAGGGAGAACGTACTGTTTCTGGTGATTCCGATATTACTATTGACTTCCTTGCTTATCTGCAGGAGATATATGATATTGAAGATATGTCTACCGAGATGCATTCTTCAGCAGAGGCGGCATTAGCTTCTGTATTAGATACTCATGTGTTTGATAGAGATCCGGATTTATTTAATGAGCTGCATCTTAAAAGCAGAGATCTTCGAAATCACGATAACTTCTCATCTGCTGTTCCTGAGTTGGGTAAACTATCCCTTAAGATAAAAGAGGCTGTTGACGGTGGTCGCCTTTCTGAGGCTCAAGCTAGAATGATAAGAGCAATTCTTGGTAAGTGGTTTAAGTATGCTCCTGATATGGTTCTTGAGGTTAATTTTGAATTCTTAGATAGTGAGTGGGTTGATAATTCTGGGAAACAGCGAAGAGGATCCGCAGAAAAATCAGGTGGTAGGTATACAATTAGAATTGGTAATCAATTAGTTGGGCGAAGAGATGCATTAAGTGTGGCGTATTTAGTGGCTGAGGAGATTGGCCATATTGGTAGAATGATGTTTATCGAGAATGATTCATACCACTATAGAGAGTGGAGAACGTTATTCTTACGCGAGCGGAGTAAACAGGGTGGCGGAACACTGAAGAAACTTGTTATGGCTTTCCATAACGGCCAGTGGAATAAGGCTGCTCAAGATGAGTATGCTAGAATTATGAACGATACTACGGGCGAAGAGTTTATTGCGGCCCTGACAGGGTATCATTTAGTACACGATTCCTTAGAATTACTAAGGCAGGTTGAAGCCAATACTCCTCTAACTTCCGAAGAAGCGGGATTCTTTGCAAAGACACAAACCATAATTGATAAAATCTTTGCCTTTATTGGTAAGATATTAGATAGAGTATCTTCTGTATTCTCAGACTTTAAATCAACCGAGCCAGCTGAATACGAAAGAGCCATTAACTTAATCAGAAGAACTCTAGGACAGGATGCAACCAAGACAAGTAGAAATACGATAGCTGATGTAGGTAACCCTGATATGGGACCGCTGTATATGTCTACAGAAGGAACACAACAACAATCTACGGTGGAGAATACAGAGAACGAATTACTAGCTACCCTACAATCTCTTGATGAAGTTAAGAGAAGAATGGGTGAATTAGAGGACGCTATACACCATAACTTCTATACTCCCGAGGCACCTGAAAGTGAATCCGGAAAGTTTGAAAAGGAGTGGGAGGAGTTGAGTAAGGAGCGTGGTCAGCTAGAGAATAGGCGTGATACTCTTGGCGGTAATAAAATAACACCGCTTGGTATTACTACAGGTGAATTCCTTATAGGTCGGGAAAACCTTAAGAATCAATATAGTGTTAGAAGCGGGGACTTCTCAGTTGAAACATATGGTCCAGATCTTCTTGATGTTAAGAGAATATTCGTTGAAGGTACTCCTCATGATCAACAGATTCTTGCTACACAGATACTGATGGATATGACTAAAATGATGCGGGGGAATGACGGACGCTTTATGGCTGAAGCTACTAAGGCAATACAGCAGCTTCCTTACTTTAACAGGCCGGGTGGTATTGGTTCTAAAGTAAAACAGTTTATGACTATGCTTGCTACTGGTAGTACTGAATCCGGTGCTACTTGGAATTCTCCCTTTACTTTACTTGTTATGTTATCAACAATGATTGACAACTCAATGAGTACTATGGCAGGACATTGGGGTAATATGGATGGCATACCCCATGTCTTAGGTTCTGTTCAGCAGATTGACCAAATATCTACTGAGATTAGAAACTCTATGGAAAGAGTCTACGATGATATTATTGGGCCTATTGAATCAACCGTTCGATTTAGAACTCAGGTATTAGGGAATACTGCCGGAAACGAGAAAACAAGAGATACCTTTGCTAAAGAAGTGTGGACTAAGTTAGTAAAACAAATGGCAGGAGAAGCGTATGAGTACACGGATGCATTGCTTGTAAACAGCACAGAGCTAAGAAAGGAAGCAGATAATATTGTAACTAACTATGCTGCATTACTAGGTATTGTAAACCATATGGGGGTCGAAGTAGGTGTTATGGATAGAGCTTTTGATGAAGCTATTCCTTTTATGTTTGCGAATGCTAAGGTACAAGATCAGCCGGTTTATAATAACTTTAGAGAAGAAATGGGTAAGGTTATTGGAGATCGTATTGTTACGGAATCTCAGAATATAGATCTTAAAACAAGAAGAATGTGTCCTTATACTTTATACGCAATGGGCGAGCTTCCTCATTTGGCTGATCCCGAAGTAGGGCTAAAAGAGTTAGCTGAGTTAGAAACTAAGAACCCACAACTCTGGAAAGAAATTATGGCAATGGCCGAATTAATGAGGCAACGCCAGAGCGAAAGAAGCACATCTTATGATAGCACACTAACTAGACTTGCAAGTATTAAAACAAATGAAGAATACCGTAGCTTACTTACAAATAAAACTTCTACTATTGAACAACACAATACTTATGTTAACTATGTTATACCAGCTATAGCTCAAATTATGAGGTATATGCGATACAAAAAGAATAAGTTTAGTGCTGACTACTTGGGGTTTAATAGTGAAAACACACGAATTACCGCTGGTTGGTGGAGTAAGTATAGGGCTGAGGCAAAGAAACCTAATCAAGCTCGTCTAGATATACTTAGAGGTCAGTCTATAGATTCCAGACTTGCGACTCTTGGGGTCGTTGAAGGAAAATCCGCAAGACAGCAGTCTCCTACTATCAGCAGTCCTGTAAGTGTTCATGTGGCAAACATTATGAATGGTGCTGGACGAAAGATATACTTCTCTAATGATTGGGCTATTCCTCCGGTCCACGAAGTTATGAATAATCCTGCGATTGCAGATATGCTTATCTGGGGGCCAGAAACAATTTCAGATGGTATCATGAAACATCTTGGGCAGAGGATTGCAGAGCAATCTATGTATATGGATAAGTATGGGATTAAGGCTACTACTGGCGATGTGTTAGGTATCTTTAGGAATGTACTGGGTATGGGTAATCTTTTTAATAGTGACGGTAGTCGTATAAGTGCTAAAGACAGTGATATACTTACTAAAGCAATGGGTGTATTAGAGATCAAGTATAATACTATTTTAGGTAAACAGGAAAGTAATAGAGACTCAGCCGATGAAACTCTAAACTTTATTACAAGATATGCTCCAGATGTTGTTAGAATTGTCTTTGGCACAAACCTTACTATGGCTACGCTTGTAGTAGAGAATACTATGAATATGATTGATCAACTACTTGGTCGAGGTAGTATGGGTGGTTTTATTAAGGCTGCCGTTGCCCCTCTTATGGGACTTGATCCTAACATTAGAAAGAATGTTGCAAGAGATATGGCAGAGATTATCCGAATATTTAACCAAGGCCGGATACCAGACTATGCTCGGCCAGATATTGATGTAAGGTCGGAGTGGTATCAAAGGTTACCTCAGTGGTTAGGTGAGCGTAATATGCACCTTGCAGGAATACTGCATCAAATGATTGCTACCTCACGAGCTACGATCTTTAGAGGATGGTTACAGCAAGCTACGGTTGGTGGAGATGGCAGTAAGCTAAAAGAGTTCTTGCGTTTACATAAGCAGGTTGATCCTAAAGAATGGGATACTGTAGATGGGCGTAAGATTATTTCTAAGTTAATGTCAAGAGTAGGCCTGCCCGGAACAGACGCAGCAAACATTATGTATTTAATGAATGAGGGTGTTCTGACAAACGATAATGTAGATATCCTTGCTAAGATGGTTAACAGTCCTAAGGGAGATGAGTATTACAGCTTAGGAGGATTATTAACTAATTTGAATAAAGGTGAGGCATGGGAAGGCGGTCCTCAGTGGGCTACTACAGATCCAGAATACAAACAATACCTTGATATAATTTCAGGATTAAGAAGAGCAGAAAAAAGATATATCCATGAAATCTTAGTCGACCCTAATCCCTTTGATACAGCTACGGGCAATAGTAGTTGGGATCTTATCTTTGAAACCTTTAGGCGGTATCCTGTATTATTTGCTTCTCAGCAAGTTGGACGAAGAAACCAAAGATTCAGCCTTAGACGAAACGCCCTTCATTGGGTTTCATATGCTATGGTTGATTCATTGTATATGTCACTGTTGCTTGTAGCTGCAGGATATCCTTTAGAAGATATCATCGAGGGATGGGAAGAAGACCCGGTTAAACAATCATTGTTTATGATGGCTAGATTACCACACTTTGGTAGATATATAGGCTTGCTTATGGAAACCGTAGTAGGTATCTACGCAAACACACACCGAGAAGCTTTTGGATTTGTACCAGTGGGTGCAATGAACTCCTTCTTGTATAATGTTAAGAAGCTGATAGATGGCTGGACAGATGATGAAAAAGATACAGATTGGGCATCAATGGTAATGCTAATGAGAACACTTCCGGTTATAGGCGATGCCTTAACTAGGATTATATTCTTCTCCGCTATGGGCGAAGAGTGGCAAAGGCAAAACAACTCAATGAGCAGGGGTGCTAAATCATCAAACAAAAAATGGGCAACCTATGGTTCTTTTTCTGAGACATCTAATTTACCCCAATATGCCGCAGACTTACGAGAAATCCTTAGAGAACTAGGGTGGGAACCTAAGTTTGAAAACCTCCCACCAGCAATCCAACAACAACTCCTTCAGGGGTATAATCCCTCCGGTGCTACAGGTACTCCTAAGATGCAATATCCCAATCCTGCAGCAACCCCTGCACCGGCTCCTAAGACAACCGCTCCTAGCGTCCCCTCACAGGCTCCTGCTGCCCCCACACCGCGTCCTATGAGACGAGATATAGTGGGGGCTATCCGAGAGACGCGGCCTGAGCGAGCTCCTGAGAGCCTTGTAGGAGCTCCTGTGGGGAGTCCCGAATGGGAGGATAGAGAACGTAAGGCACAACAAAGAAGGTACGATAGAGATGCGGGAATAATCGACTAGGGGGTCGAGAATTTCTCCGTGGGTATGGATGAGGTGGAGGGTATGCCCTCCCCCCCTATCCCCTTAAGGCCTGACCCTTGTAGGGTCACAACCCACAGGAGGTGATACTATGGTATCATCCGATGTCCGGCGTAATACTAGCTCGCAAGAGCAGTGTTCCGATTGCGGGCGCTTCATATCGCACGAGCAGAGTCACCTCTGCGCGTGCATCACAGTGGCTGTCTGTGATGCGGATGGAAACCGCATCGAGATCCCACTGTGTCCGAAGTGCGTTGCAATTGCACAGGGTAAGTAAACCCTGACGCACTCGACACCGCTTCGACTGCGGATGAATAGTCGAAACACCCCCTGCGTCCTCAACCGCCGATGGTTGAGGAGTATGGTGTTTGTTGGGACTGGCCGCCCAGCACTGATGAGACAGGCCAATGGTCTGACCCTTCGGGGTCACAACCCAAAGGAGTACTATAATGAGCGATGCTCAATGGTACAACATATCGGCGTTAGTGCTTGCACTAGCTGGGCTGACACTTGTGATCTGGCATCACTGGGGACACATCTGTGCTTCCTTAGTCAGGGACGAACCGAAAGGTTCTGAACAGACTGTAACTCTGGTTCCACTTAGGTGGCATCAGGATCAGTGGGTCAGTGACGAAGTGGCTGAGCGTTTCTATAGAAAGCGCAGTCCAGTTACGCTAATCGTTGGTCCTCAAACTTCGGACACTCTGGATCAAGTCCAGATGAAGAAGCGTAGGGATGCGATTGTGCTTCCCGATCAGTCGGGATTGATCACCCATCAACGATGAGGTGATCACGCCGAGTCACCTCTCCGGGTACCGCTGGTATCCGGAGAGACTTAAGAGAGTACTACCATGCTTCTCATGGAGGGGAAGTCGGGAAGAGTGGTTTTAGTATTGTCTCAGTGTACCAGCCCTCGCCGTAAGGTGTGGTGCTGACTTTTGAGATGACCTGCGTAGGTCATAACTCTAACACGAGGAGGTCATTATGACCGCCCCCCCCCGAAGGTTCTGGGTTCCACCTTCCCCAGAAGATAAGAACGCTGAAGGTATCACTGAGGATGACAAGCAGCTCACGGCACGTGCGATTGACACCGTGCTCGGCAATCCTTATCCTCGTAACCGTCGGCTTCTCACAAGCTGGGAAGGCGAACTCGCTACTCATCTGGATCATGTCACCGTGATCCGTGTGAGCTAGTCAGTCCTTAACTGGACTTAACAACCAAACGGACACACGGCGAGAAATCCCGTGTGTCCTATTCAGAGATGATGTAAATCATACCTCTAACACAAGGAGAGTTAGTTATGAGTGGCGATATGTTACTCGATTGTTGGCATAGTCCCGATGACCTTGCGAGGGTCAAGGAAGCTATCGCTGGCACCGATGGAACTGTAGACTCTGACGCTTATCTTATGAAGATTCGGTTACTTCATGATTCTATCTTCGAGGAAGATACAACCCTCGAAGAGGTTCTGGAGGCCTTCTTCAGGCTATGGGTGTGGATAGCTACAGGTACTCGTGACAACTTGCAGCAACTTCACTTTGGTCACTTCACGTACAAGACGGCAGAAGATGTTGCAGACCAGTTTGCTTGGCGACTGATGGAGCACCTTAAGGGTGATCCGGCCAACGATGCGCCCCGGCACATCCAGAATTGGCTAGATGTATGCCGTCTCAAGGATAAGAGGTCACCCAAAGAGATCCATATCAAGATCCTCGAAGATCTGGTACTCAAGGCGAAGGGTGACTACTGGATGTGGAAGGATCTGGAAGATGCTAACTCACACTTTGGAATGTGGTACAACAGGCGTTCCAAGTGAGTAATGCTGGAAGAAGAGAAGTATACCTCCTCTGGCTTTCGGGTCGGAGGAGGCCTTTGACACTTTTATAGGATGAGTGTTTGTACTGTCATCCTTAGAATCCCTCACACAGGAGTGTTTATCATGAAATATGATAACACAACCCTAGTGAATCCTTTGGTCGAGGGGGATTCGGAATTAGTAAAGCGTGTGCTATATCACGCTAAGCCCTCCAGTTGGGATGGGTCAGATGCTGTGGATCGCTTAGTAATTCCTGCACATCAAGAACTGGAACTGCAAGGAACGCAGGAGTTCAAAGAGTTACAGCGTCAGTTCCCTGATGAAGACGATCAGCAACACGAGATTGCTAAGAGTTGCTGTAAGTTCTACATTGGGCAGCAACAGACAGAGTACCCACACCGAGAGCATATTATCCAGACGGAACGGCGAGAGCTGACGGGCCTTTGGGCTCCTGAGGTTACTCGGTGTTCGAGTAATGTAATGCCGATCTGCGATCGTATGACAGAGTCAATGCAGTGGACCTCTGATACTCAGCTTCGTTACAGCATGGAGCTTCTTGAAGGATGGATGGGATCAGATGCATTCCATTCGAAGGATGGTGGAGCCTATGCAGAACGTTTCGAAACTGTAGCTGAAGAACTGAAGCGAGTAGGCGACTCAGTGTTCTACCCAACAGTAAGGCGTATCGATAAGCGTGGAAGGCGATACAATCATATGAGTAACTGTGGATGGCAAACAGAGAGCCATACAAAGGGACTTATTGATTTCGCTAATGCCGAAGAATGTACACCAGATGTGTTCTGGTCAATTACGAATGGCATGGCAGGTCTTCACGCTAACAACTGGGAAGCAATTCTCAGTTGTGGCTCAGTGAGTCAGTGTATCGATAAGTACGGATACGGCCTCGTTCGCGTGGCGTTGAAGTGCAAAGAGTATGCCCAAACTGGGAAGACAACCCTTGCGGCAGAGTTTGATCAGGGTTGTTCGGGGCAGCTGTTTCAGGCGTTGATTGAGAAAAGTATGTCTGGTATGCGGCTGGGTAATCTCTTCGGAGGCAAACGGCGAGACGCATATATCGAGATGTGTCGGTGGATCAACTCCATGGATAATGATATTGAGTTGGATGATTCGCTACGTACTACCGCCAAACGGTTGGCACGAGGCGGACAGTATGAGGCTGGTGTTGCTGTCATGGCAACCCACCTCTTGGGTCTCGATCCAGACAAGATGGAACGGCTGTACCAAGAGGACAGGGTTTACCTGTTAGACCATGTTGAGTACCCGAGTTGGGTGCCCACACACCCCGATTTCGTACATCTCTTCACCAAGAAGGGCACACTCCGTGCCGCAGTTACGTATGAAGAGCTGTATGATGTGGCCAAGAAGTGGGTTCGTAATGTTGGTGCTCCGGCTATGCATGAGGTTATTCCGGAGATCAGATCTCTCGGACAACGTTCACGTAATGCCAATGAGCACTGCGTCGAGACCACTGGCAAGATGATTGAGTTGATTCGTGGTGATGGGCAAGTAATTCCCTTCATGCCTTATAGCCGCCTGACAACAGAACCAGAGCGTACAGTTAGGGGTTCTGTTAATGGTAGGAAAGGCAAGGCAACGTACACACCGTTTGAGGTTGAGATGTTCGGATCGATTAGCTGTCACCTCGCCGCGATATATGATTCGTACTTCAACAGTGAGCTCAATCTTGAAAACAAAAGTCAAGATTGGCATCAACTTGACAACCATGATGGTTTCTTACTTCAACCAAGTCGAGTTGGGCGGTTCTTTGAGAATGCTCGTAATGTCATGGTGCGAATTATTCCCACAATGGAGGCTACGTTGGCTCCTCTGTGGGAAGCGAATGATGTCGAGCCACCGAGTGGACCATCATACGCTGAGATTGCTGAGATGATCCCACCAGTGATTCGTATGCACCATCTCGACACGATTGACTGAGTACTGAAGACCAAAGATCCACGGGCTCTCGTTAGTCCTCGACCCTCTGACGAGAGCCCGTCATCATTGGCCTTCGTCAATGGCCCGGAGTAGGCTATACTTCATTGAAAGGAGTGAATCATGGCTGGTTCACAAACCTACCACTCGTCTAGGCATGTCATGCGTGAAGCAGTGGATGCCGACGGAAACCCGTTTCTTGTGGATGCTATTGTGAATAACAAGGAAGGCACCATAGCCCTTAGGATCATCTCTTTGGATGGTAATGTGGATGTGGATAAGCTTCACACCTACATCGGCTATCGCCCCCTTGATTCAGTCTCCGTAAAGAAAGAGTGTGACGAACTTGGTTTCACAGTTGAGGGTGACAATCTTATGATTGAATCCTTTGACACGAATAACCTTCGGTACATTCGATTGCTGCGAAGACTGGAAACTCCCAAGACAACGAAGACTTCTGATGGCAAGTTTGTTACGACTTGGCTCTGTGAGAAATGCGGACTCTCCTTAGGAGGGAAAACACTGATACAGAGTTATCCGATAACTATCGAATCCATTCCCTGCCTGACAAAGGAATTGTCAATCAAGGCCTGTGAATCACGGTTTGATAATGAGTTTGCTAAGTGTGCGGTTTTGTATGAAACCGACAAAGAGGTAAAGAAGGCAGTTGCCAGCGTAAAGTGGTAGGTTAAGTCTTAAGTAAAGACTGAATAAACTCCACCCCTCTGAGGTGAGATTCCTCAGGGGGGCTTTTCTGAACCGACTATTTATTAGTCAAGTGTGGCCTGTCTTTACAGGGGCTCCGCCCTGCATATATAATATGGAACGTGTATGTGCAACTGTGGAGTATAGATTAGGCTCCGCCTTGTAATCCGTGGGACACTAGCTCAGGCTCCGCCTGTCTCAGTATCCCTTACTCTGTTATGCCCGCCGGGGCACGTGGTAAGTTGCTGTGTGAGCAGCACTTGTGTGCGTGGGCGGTATACATGGGTATAATAGTATAGTATGAGCTAAGTTTGAAGCTTAGTTTGTCTGTATTGTTATTGTTATTGGGTTTACATACTATGTGTATGTACCCTGAGGTTAGACTTAAGGTTAACGGAGGTCTGTGATGACATACGAATACGAAATCACACCCCTGACACCTGCGGAGCGGTCCAAGAAGTCTCCTACTCGTGAGTATAGCGAGAAGGCGATCAAGGATAACCTGTGCTCTGCTAGGAATGTCATGGGCGTGAAGGATAAAGAGTGGGGTAAGCTGGCAATGAACCGTTGGATATCCCGTGCTGTGAAGGCATGCGAGAAGAGACCCGCGTTTCAGAAGGAATTAGAAGCGTGTGGGATCAAGATTACCCTGTTGGAAGAGAAATCCGACAAGAAGGCTTGATCTACGGGCATCTGCTTTTTTCGACAAACTTCGGTGTACCCCTCGATAACGGGGGTACACCTTTTCTCCCTTTAGAGAGGTATAGGCTATCTTCGGAGAGCCTTGTGAATTCCTCGTAGCATCTATAGGATGCGGGGAGACAACTATCACAGGGGATTCTCCCTACCTGTATAAATATTGGGAGGGATGCATCACCACTGTCCTGAGTAAGAGTGTGTAACTCTATGGTAAGGCAATATAAGCCTCATGACTTGAAACTACTCCAACATTCAACACACCCCGACGGGGGTAGACCGTGGCTGAATAAGGCTTCTGACATCGGAGCCTAAGGCACAAGCGTAGACTGTGGTAGTCTGCCCAACGACCAAGTGGTTTAGGGCATTCCCTTGACTGGGATCACGCTGGTACTGAGGTGACCATATCTTTACGATATCTCTCGGTTGCAGGTATAGAGAATCCTGCCGGTCAACAATCAACAAGGAGAGTCCAGTAGAACAGGTTCGAATCCTGTCTAGGTTACGCCAAGGTCGCACCTTGGGCCTAGTAGTGTTATGACTGGTAGCACGCTGGCTTCCGCGTTATGGGGGGTGATTTGGTTTAGATTCGAGAGAACTCCGCATGTCGGACTCTCGAAGACGGCGGTTCGACTCCGCCCGCCTCCATTTTTACACGTGTGAGAACAAAGGGATGTAGGGAGTCATGACCCTGCCATAGACCGCTTCATGTGATGTATCATTAGGGCTTGCATTGTGCTAGCCAAGTGAGACTAATTGAGCCACCCCTGACGGTTGTGTAGCCTAATCCTCTGCACTATGAACTATATAGACATGCCTAGTAATGTTGGACGGTTGAAGGGGCTAGGTTGAGGTTTAGATGCAGCCAAGAGTAGCAAATGTGTCATCTTTATAAGGAATGATAGCGCCACTACCCTTGGCGGGAACCTTCGGGATGGGTCGATATACTTGTCCTGAGTAAGAGCGGTAACTCTATGGGAAGGCAATATAAGCCTCATGACACTAAACTACTCTAACATTCCAGAGATACGGGTTCGACTCCCGTTCATATGGCGAAATATAGTATGTAATGTACTACGCGCGTCGCGTATGTAGTATAACTGGTAATACACTGGAACAATCTAATGCCCTGTCGAGGTGACTACATTCTACGTGTCTAGGGTAAGTAGGGTGACGTAGAGCCTAAAAACTAAAGACTAGTGGGTTCGATTCCCACGGGGCTAGTTTATTTCAAAGGAGCAGTTATGCTTACAGTTTTAGTAGACGAAGAATACGGGTATCGGAATTGGGTATGGCAAGCCCCCGATAATGCCAAGGAATTGATCTCTGATGCAATTTCTGATGAGTATTTCTTTGCCAGCAATCTACCTACCCAATTCACTGAGGGTACGTGGACTGAGATTCCATATGAGGAATACAAAGAAAGATTCGATTCCGAACAATGGGATCTCCATGCTATGCTTCATACTTACGAAGATTCCATGGTATACTCAATAGAGGATCATAAGCATTGGATAGAGCTTGAGTTTCTTGACTGGTATCTAGGAGATAAATGATGATGAATGATAACACCTATTGTGTCTTCGTGTATAATACCGTAGACGGCTTTGGTAACCCTGTGGAAATTCGAGAGAGTTTCCCTAATGTAACTGACACTGATAAGACTGAGACTGAGGTACGATCCTTGGCTTTCAGTCGATTGAACGAACTTGAGAAACTTCACGCTAACGTAGGTGTGGAGATGAATTCAAACTTTGGAGAATAATAATGATGTATCCAAACATTACAGTACGTTCCCGAGTCTCTGGATTTGATGTGCCTAGCTTCTCTGTTGAAGCGTGCCATGACAATGAAGGTGACTGGGAGACTTGGTTCAACGGAACCGAGGTAGAACTAGGGGTAGCTGCAATCAACAACCTGTTGAATCAGTACCCAGATTATGATCTGTATATTGAAGATACACATGTCCCAATCAAGGGCTATGTGTTCCAGATTCGTACAGATAATAATGTAAAGAAGTTCTTTCGAGGGGTTGACAGCGTGAAGAATCCTTTCTATAATAGGAAGGTATACGAGAACGCCACCGAAGGATCGACTGTATCCTTCACTGCAATCAACCTGTAAGGAGTAAGTAATGCTGAAGAAATGGCTTCAGGATAACCTTAAGCCTGTTGGTTCTGAGTTTACCTATAAGGGTAAGGCTATCAAGATCAACGGTAATAGGTTTAATTGTAAAGATTGTAATGATCTCAACTCCCTACAATATATGCATCTTAATGGTGAGATAGATTTGTATCTTCCTATTGAGGCATATGCTGAGGATTGGGATCATGTAACCGATAAGGAAGGTAAGTTTGTTTCTGCAACCCCTAAGGTGGGGACTCGTAGACGTAACGACTTACCTCCTGTTTATATGCAATGGAAAAAAGAGTTTAACAAAGGAGCCTGAAATGGGCATGGACGTAGTAGGAGTTAATCCTAAGACTAAAGAGGGTGAGTACTTTCGTGCTAACTGCTGGTCATGGCGACCCTTATGTGTAGCTATGGCTAACAGTGGTGCTGCTGATCATTTGACCCATCAAGAATGGGATCTTATGGCAGAGAATAGTGGCGGCGGTCCTCGCTCTGAAGAGGTATGCCAGAAGATGGCAGACCTTATGGAAGAATGGCTTGATTGGAATGAGATGGCAACAACAGAAGAGATATACGCACCAGAGGAACTCGATGATCTCGATATGTGGATTGAACGAGAGCCTAATGAACATGGCGGACATCGCTTCGTTAATCCTGTTGATGAACCTGAGGTAGATGTAATGTCTGCATACGGTACTCGATGGGAACATATAAAGGAATGGATAACTTTCCTCCGCAACTGTGGAGATGGGTTTGAAGTATGGTAATATGGAAACTTTTGTAAAAGAGTTAAGTATGAAGGAAGATCTTGTCGATAAAGAGAGACAGGAACTTCACATGATCAGGGGTAAATATTATGTGGTTTCGCGTATACTTGCCCGAGATCATGGAGGATGGGAAACCTTAGTGTTTAAATCAAACAAGGACGGTAATGTTCTTAATTGGTTGGAAGAATATGGCTATATAGGTTATGAACCTATACACGAAAGTGTTAGAAAGTTTCAGGAGCTTCAATATGAACGCAATAATAAACCCTATAGTAAAGATATTGTGGATTGATGCTGAAACTATAGGTGATAATGGATGGCAGGAGTTAGAGGATCTTAAGTCTTCTATTGAATCTCCTCCCCCTATTATGCAAACCGTAGGCTTTCTTATAGGAGAGTACTCAACTCATATATCTGTCACGGATTCTATTGGTGACAAAGAATGTGGGCACTTAACTAAGATACCTTTATGTATGATTCGAAGTATGCTTTATTTAGAGGATATTGACAATGGCTAAGCAAACAATTGCTGATATGTCACACATTGCTAACATTAGAAAGAAGGGTAAGCCCCGTCGTTCTAAGAAGAATAAGTATGGACTCCGTAGAAAAGGACGGAAAAACTAATGAGTATGATTTATGATTTACAATATATCGTGAACCACTACATGCCCAGCACCCATATCTGGCGGGAGATCCAGTATGAACTGGAAGCAACTGACCATGAAATGGAAGAGGCATTTGAAGAGATCGGTGAGAACATAGCAGGAGATCTTGAGTCTGATGTCGAGGTAATGGCGGAAGACTGGATGGATCGACATGGCTGTGCCTATGAAGATGACTTCCGTAGTGCTGTTGAGAAACTTGTAGCTGAAAGGTTAGAAGATGATGAATCTGAATGATAAGCCTGACATGTGGGGTACATGCCCCAGCTCTGCTATGTGGGGTGTACCACCTGATGGTGATGAATACTACGAAAGGCGTAAGCAGTCTGACTTCAACGAGGAAGTATACTGGGCAGAACGTGAGGCTAAGCATTGGATGGAAGTAGCCGAAACTTTCTATTGGCAATGCGGTGGCCGTGATGGCTGCGGTAGTCTTGATGGTATTGATAACTTAGTTGAATACTATGCTCAATGGTTTGAAGTTGAGGAGGATGAAGATGAAGAAAGCATTTGAAATCACAATTCATTATTCGGAAACATCATGGGGAAAGTGTTACGCTATAGTCGAGGCAGAAACCAAGGATGAAGCAGAGGATTTGTTTATGAATGACCCTTGGGAGTATGACTGGGAAGGCTGGGAAGCCGATGATAGTGAGATGCGTGACTGGGAAGTGGATAGTATAGATGAATGTCCTTGGGCAACCAAGAAACTACAAGATAAAGAACAGAAAGCATCTGCATTCGACGAAGCACTTGATATGGTTGAACGAATTGCAGAAGAAGAGAAGGAGAAATCAGATGACTAAAGAAGTATATGTTGATGCTGGTCTTATCTGGATTGGCGACCCGTGCTATGTCATGGGTGATAATGCAACTAACAGAGTCACTGATTGGATGGACTTCTGTGATAAACTGCATACCCATGAGGGTGTATCGACACCCTTGGGACACGGCGTTGGTGTCGCTGTCTCTAGTGGATACGGTGATGGAGCTTACCCTGTTGAGATTGAGTTCAACGATGAAGGTAGGCCATCGAAGGTAACTATTACATTTATAGAAACCGAAGACGAAGAACACTGGAGATCCTACTGATGCTGCTCCGGTAGCTCAGGGGACAGAGCAACGGTCTTCTAAACCGTGGGTCGCAGGTTCGAATCCTGCCCGGAGTGTTTGGCTCCGTAGCCCAATTGGCAGAGGCAGTGGACTTAAAATCCATACAGTGTGGGTTCGAGTCCCACCGGAGCTATTAAGGAGAACAACAATGGCTTATTGGAATGAGATGTATACTAAGAGAAAGCAAAAGGAAATGCTTAAGAAGGTAATAAAGAAAGACAACAGTCCCTACCCTTCTTATGATATGGTTCCTCGTACAACTACTACATCGTGGCAAGAAAGAGCCCGTGAACGTAGGAAAGAAAGGAACTTTTGGATTGTTGGTGGTGTTATTATTGCTATTGTAGTTGCTTGTGGTATCTTTGGGATTCTATGGGTGGCACAGCTATGATACCTATACCTGTATTAATTATAATGTTACTACTACCTGCATGTGCGATTCTATATGCAGTGTATTGTGTTTGTAATGGAGAACCATAATGGCTAAGCAAGAATGGGGTATCTGGGTATCAGGTGCTTCAGAAGGATGGCTAACTGATGGTGGTTACTGGGATGATAATGTAGACTGGGTAGACTTACCCGCTATATATCCTACCAGACAATCCACTACTGCAGATGTTCAATGGTTGAATAAAGATAGCAAGGCTACTTATAAAGCTAGGAGATTCGATGACGATATTACTTGAGGATGATGTAAGAGATCAGATTAATGAACAGCTAGAGTATGCTTATGAAGATGAGGGGATTGGTACCTACGAATGGCATGGATCAAAAGAAAATGATGTATGTATGAGAATGCGCTTGACAGATGATGTGGCTATGGTAGAATACACTACTGACAAGGACGAGATGATATATGTAAATATTACAGGCTATCTACGAGACATTGAAACCGATCAAGAACTCGATTGGGTGGCTGAACTAGAGTCAGCTGAGTATGATCACCCACACTACGTAGCTAAGTATAAGGTTTATGAGGTATAAATGGAAATACAAGTTACTATAACTTCTACTCTTTTTGATTCCTTACTTCGGACTGGATATATTTGTGATTACACAGACGATGGTTTCGTCTTACATGAAACTGCTGGTTGGATACCAGTGGGTGATGTATTAGAATATATTCTATCAACCGAGGAGGGAGATCGTGCGACGAGAAGAGAAGAGAAGGAAGCCAAAGAAAGACGATAAACCAAAAGGAAAGACTAAGAGTTATAAGTCCCGCCGAGAAACTAAAGGTATTCTTCAACAGTGGGAAAATAAAGATTGGGAAAGTTTATTGAGTGACAATATAGAAGGAGATACTAATGTCACACGAGATGACGGAGAATGATTCTGCAGTATACTTTGCTAAGCCTGCATGGCACGGCCTTGGTAAGGTAATTGAGAATCCGTTTAGTATTAGTGATGCACTTGAACAAGCCGACCTTGGTTGGAAAGTAAGCAAGAGTAATGGTATCCTTACCAACACTCCACTTATGTCTTATAGTGATGATCATCATGCTATTATACGACAAGATACTTCTGATATTCTGGGTATTGTAGGATCAAACTACAAAGTACTTCAGAATGAGGAAGTGTTCAGACTTGCTGAGTGTTTCGGTAAGGATGTAAAGGTTGAGTCGGCAGGCTCAGTCCAGAACGGTTCAAAGGTTTACTTACTCCTTAAGGGAGAAACGTTTGATGCTGTTTATAATGATGCAGTTAATAAGTACATGGCTTTATTCTGGAGTCATGATGGTAGTATGTCTATGACCGCACTACCCACATCTGTACGTGTTGTATGTAAGAACACATTAGATATGGTTATTGGTCAGGCTGACAAGGCTACTAACAAGATCAGTATTAAACATGCTGGTAATATGGAAGAAAAGATGGATGCTGCCCGTGATGCTGTCATGCGTTACAATGAGGTAGGTACATTCTTTGAGAATACTGTCAAAGTTCTTGGCCGTACTGAGCCCACGGTAGAGGATGTTAAGAAGTTCTTCGTGTCTGTATATCAGATGCTTAACGATGTAACTATTGTTAACAACCCCACCAATGAAGAAGAGGAAGCAGAAAAGGTTAAGGCTGCTGTTGAGATTTCTTCATGGACTAATACGTTTGAGGAAGAAGCCAAAGACTTTGGTATAAATCTTTGGATTGCAGCGAACTCTGTTACGAATCACATTCAGCACCGCGTTGCTACTAGAGGACGTAAGAAGACCCCCGCTTCTGCTGCCTATAGCAACTTGATTGGTACGAATGCTAAAGATTCTACTAAAGTGTTCCGCTCTGCTCTTCAACTTGTGGGTTAATCCCACGTAACTGAACGGGGGGAGCGTGGTCTGCTGCTGCGGGCGATACATTACTGTATCCGAAGTGCTCTGCTCCCACGCTTCTCCTTAGTAAGTTTAAAGAGGAGGTATTATGGCAAGGAAAAAGAAAAGTTTATCGATTGAAACCAACGATCAAAACTTTGGTGGTTCTTTTAATGCGCATAAAAACTGGAGGAAATTACGGGAGAAGCATAGAAAAGATGAACTACATCAAGCTAGAGGTGGTAGTAGAATCTGGAAACCAGAACTATATACACCAAACTCTAGCGCAGGTAAGGGAGATTCTCAGCGAGACTCAAACATTCCGAAGGAAATATATGATCTTAATTGGGAGCTTGCTTTTAAGAAGATTACCAAGGAAGAATATAATAAGAAGGTGGATGAATTCTGGGAGAACAATTCTATATGAAATGGGATACCTTAACTGATGACGCTAAGTTAGAGAGAAAGAACTCGCAGATCTTGTATGAACAAGAGATGCTTGAGTATGGTAAGTCTAGATATTGGTCAGACTATGAGCGCGCTCCCGATGAGGGCATACCTGAACAAGAACTTATTGATTCTTCTGTTGTAGAACTAAGAGAAGTGTTTCAGGAGTGGATTGATAGGGTGTGTCAATCAAGTAAGTCACCTCAATGGTTGTACCCCTTACTTGAGCTGGGTCCGCAGAAGATGGCTGACATAACTATAAGAGCTGTGATTAGAAGCTGGTTCTCTAGTACCTTCTGGGGATACAGGTGGGAAAAGGATAAAGTTATCCCCCCTCTAGCACAAACCTTAGCTACACAGATATCTCATGACGCTTGTGATATTATTGCGTTCCAAAGAGCTAAGGAAGATAACAGAGATGATTGGTTAAGACAATCTAAGTTTATAAAGAACTGGACACCTAAGAGATGCCGTGCATTTGCCGATAAGATGGACAAAAATGTTAAGCTATCAATTAAACAAAGGCATGACTTCGGACATAACATGCTTAGGATAGCTGCCTCTTCTAATATAATTATCTTAACTTCTCATATGATAAAACGAGGTAATTCTTATAAGAAATTTCTATCGGTTGAGTTTCATCCCGATGTTCTTAGAGAGCTACACAAAAGACACGATGTTCTTCAGAACTCTACACTAATATATAGACCTATGTTGTCTATCCCCGAAGACCATACTACAATATCTACAGGTGGGTATATACATACCAACCTAAGGAAACCTATGGTCCAGAAGTTTAGATCTAATTTCTTTGGAGACCAAAAAAGGGACCAAAAATTTTCGAGCCCTTCTTTAAAGGTTGTTAAGGGTTTGAATCACATGATGAAAACAGAGTGGTCTATCAATGAACCAGTAGTAGAGGTGATGGAATCCCTGTTTAAGAACAATACTGGGCTAGCTAATCTACCCTACTTTTCGTTCGAAGAATTCATGTATAATGAGGAGTACCCTAAAGATGGGTCAAAAGAACAACAGGCTATCTGGTGTCAACGCCAAGAGGAAGCTTGGAGTGATTGGTATAAGCAAGAACAAGCTCGCGGAAGGATGTTAATACGTCTTCAGCTGGCTGAGAATCTTATTCCTTGGGGGTTTTTCTATCATGTCTACACCCTAGATTTCAGGGGCAGGGCATACACAACCTGTGAGTTGCTGTCCCCCCAATCATCTGACCTAGATAGGGGGATGATTAGGTTTGCTAATGGTGTTAAGATAACCGAGAGGGGTAGGTATTGGCAGAAAATATATCTAGCTAACCTGTTTGACCAAGATAAAGTATCCTTTGATAAAAGAATACAATGGGTTGACGATAACTGGGACATGATTGAACGTATATCTCAAGATCCATATGGAAATAAAGAATGGATTGATGATTCCAAGAAGAAGAACAAGTCTTTCCAAAGATTGGCAATGATCTTTGACATTACTAGGAAAGATGGTATGAGTTATGTACCTGTACAGATCGATGGTAAATGTAACGGCAACCAACACTGGTCTTCTATCATGGGCGACACTGATATTGCTAAGCTGACTGGGGTAACTCCTTCAGACGAACCGCACGATCTATACCAGTATGTAGCTGATGTTACTACTGATTATTGCACTGACTTTAGTAGCGACAACGATTGGTATCGTGAGTTTCTAGAGTTTTGGGATAATAAAATTGATAGGAAGGTAACAAAGCGCAGCACAATGTGTGAACCGTATGGTCTTACTTTCTATGGAATACAGAGATACCTAAAAGAAGAGGGACACCTCGACTGGGTGTCTCGTGAGAAGAAGGGTGCAGCTATTGTTGAGCTGGCCCGAGCTATTAAAGCTAGCCTTGACCGCTCATTAAGTGGACCAAACAAAGGCAAACAATATTTAAAATCTATTATTGAAGAAGCTAACAAGCTTAACAAACACGTTGAGTGGACAACCCCCAGTGGGTTTAAAGTAGTTCACCAGTATAATAAACAACAGAAGAGGAGATCTCTTGCTCATCTGTTTAACAAGAAGGAACTTATATTCTATGTTAAGACAAATGATGTGGCTCCGCGTGATTCTTTACAAGCTATCTCCCCTAACTTTATACACAGTTTAGATGCTGCTCATATGTTTTTAACTATTGACAGACTGATAGACTGTGGTATAATAGACCTCTGTATGATTCATGATTCCTTCGGGTGCCATGCTAATTATATAGATGATATGAGAAACCTACTAAGAGAAGAGTTTGTTAAGATTCATAAGACAAACCAACTAGAAAACTTCAAGAAGGAGGTTGAAAACCAATTAGGAATTAAACTTCCCGACGTTCCAACACGGGGCAAGCTTATGCTTGAGGAAGTTTTACAATCAGATTATTTCTTTGCGTAAAGGAGAAAGCATGACTCATTTGCTAATAGGAAGTGAGGCTGACATGGAACACGGCCTGAAGTACACTGTTAAACTAGCCCTTCAGGGTAAGGATGAAAAGGTTTTGAATCTTTCGTTCCCAAGTGAGGCACTAATGTCTATTTTTATGGCTAATTTATTTAAAGAGTTTGTTGTTCAAAGAGTTCCAACAGATACTGGCCTAAATTTAACCTTAATAATTCCAGAACCAGAGTAGATTATGCCGATAGATACTAATGACTTTGAGTATTACGTTCATTTTGTTGAGGATTGGGACGGTCTTATCATCGATACTAATTTAGATTTGGAAGATGATGATGACTATATCGATTACGAGGAGGATATTATTTGTGACTAAAGTATTGGTTATAGGTGATCTTCATCTTCCAGCTGAACGATCAGACTATTTGGATTTCTGTAAGGGACTTCGTAAAAAATATAGAACCAACGAGGTTGTTTTTATAGGTGATGTATTAGATCACCATGCTATTTCCTTTCACCAGAAACACCCAGATGCTGACGCAGCTGTGGCTGAGTATCACAGAAGTATGGAAAAACTAAAGGAATGGAAGAAAGCCTTTCCTAGTGCTAAAGTATGTATAGGAAACCACGATGAAAGAGTTTATAGATTATCAGCTAATGCTGGCATCCCAGCTATGTATCTAAAGGATTATAAAACAATCTTTAATACACCCAACTGGGAATGGGAGTACGAGTGGGTAATTGATGGTGTAGGATATCTTCATGGGACTGGTGCTAACTCTGGTGTTTCACCTGCTTTCAACGCAGCTAAGACTAGAGCACAGAGTACTGTTAGTGGACACGTTCACTCAACAGGAAGCTTGTGTTGGCTACTTGGTTCTAATGATAATAAAATATTTGGTTTTAATGTACCTTGTGGGGTTGACAAACACCACATCTTAATGTATTATGGTAAGAACTTTCTAAAGAAGCCAGTCAATGGGGCTGGAGTAATAATTGATGGACACCCCTATATGGAGGTAATGGATTAATGTCGGAAGCAGAAATTAAAACCGATGAAGGTTGGAAGGCTGAGGTTGTTGATGAAAAGGGAAGCCTTGCAGAAGCTGAAGAGAAGGAACAAGTATGGATTACTTATGCAGAGGTAAAGAATTACTTAACTCATGTGGCTACCTCGTTGTTGGGGTTAGTAAATCACATTGAAAATTCAATTAAATCTATGGAAGAAAATATTACCAAAGGAGAAATAGAGGATGAACATGATGATGAAGATTAATGCTTTTACTACTGAGACGCTGGATGTTATCTGGGCTCACCTTCACGCCCCAGACGATAAGTTTGGTGAAGACTCGTCTAACCATAACATCACAATTATTGTTGATGATGAGCTTCAGAAGAAGCTAGACGAAATGGTTTCAGAAAATAACGCAAGCAGGATTAACGGCCTCAAGGTTGACGATGAAGGTCGTACAACTCTGAAGGTTAAGTCCAAGGCTTTTGTTAAGAAGAATGTTCGAACGTTCCCTTGTAGGGATGCCCATGCTAACAGAACAGATGCTGTTCCGTTCGGTGGTGATAAGGTTCGGCTTCGTCTTGCTCCGGCTATCTTAACAAGAGATGATTCTCTTAGTCTGTATCTTAACGGATGCCAGATTATCGAGAAGAACATTATGGATACTGGTGGATTCGATGCCACTGATGGTTTTGATGGTTCAAACTTCATCCCCCCTGTCGAAGACAAGGAAGATGAAGACCTGCCAATCTAATGCCTGAGTGGTTGTTCCCGATTAGTCCGGTCGCAGCGAGTAGGCCTCGCTTATGTAAACGTGGGGCCTACTTTGCTGGACCTTATAAATATTTCCGGAAGGAGATGATAGAGTTGGTACCTATGATTCTTGGTAACGACTTTGACTTATATACTGGACCGCTTAAAGTTGATCTGGAACTGTTTGTTAGGAGACCGAAGAAAACAAAACTTATGTCTCCGAAAGCTGATATAGATAACTATATTAAAGCTGTGTTTGATTGTTTAAATGGTAAACTATGGGAAGATGATACACAGATTCTTGAAGTATACGCTGTTAAACAATGGACCAAGCCTACGGAGGATGGATACTTTATATTAGGTGTAGACCAATTACAATAGGAGGGGGTTATATGTGGAAAGTTTTAACGTTATGTGTTACGTGTGCTATGTTATTTGGATGTAGCTTATCACGGACAGTAACGGGACCATTAGATGGTATTACTGCGTCAGTACAACAAGGGGTTAACAATGCTTGCAGCCCCATGCTTGGCTGGCTAGGTGGCCTGTGTTGTTTAGCTGGTATTGCTTTGTTAGTAATATCTAGAGGAACACTAGGTTGGAGACCGCTAATTGGTGGTGTGATTTTTATCTTAATTAATTATGCATTAGCATTATACGCAGACTGGTTCTTCATTCCAGTTGCGATTGCAACAGGAGCAATCAGTCTTGTGTGGGCAGGAAGAATCGTTTGGAGGATAGTTACAAACGATAAAATTAAGGAGATTAAACTATGATGAGTTGGATGGATTCTACATTAGGAACCGTATTTTATTCAGTTACGTTGTTTGGTGTCGGTGCTCTTGTCGGTAAGCAGATGTGGTGCTGGCTTTGTAAGAAGATGCCATGGTCAACTTGTTCTAAATAGGAGTTGAAATGTCAAAGATTAAAGACCGGGTTCAGTGTCCCGCCTGCGCTAACAGTGGGCGGGACACCTCCCGAGATAATTTATGTGTGTATGAAGATGGCGGCAAACATTGTTTTGCCTGTGGCCATCATGAAGGAGCATATTCAAATATGTCTACTACAGTACAGAAGTCCCCAACTAAGTTTCTCGCTGGAGAAGTTATTGGTGTAGGGGACAGAAAGATAACAGAGAAGACTGCTCGTTTCTATGGGTATCAAACTATTACCAAGGAAGGTAAGAAGGTAGAGATTGCCTCCTTCTTTCGTGATGGTAAGGTTGTTGCTCAGAAATTAAGAGGCCCAAACAAAGCCTTCCAGTGGAGAGGCGACACAGTTAAGGTTCCCTTGTGGGGACAACACCTTTGGAAGAGCACCAAAGGTAAGAGGCTTGTAATTACCGAAGGAGAAATTGACTGCATGACAGTAGGACAACTAATGGAAACTAAGTGGCCAGTAGTTAGTCTACCTAATGGTGCAGCAGGAGCTGCTAGAGCTATTAAGGATAACCTTGAGTTCGTTACCAGCTATGAAGAAGTCATTCTCATGTTCGACATGGATGATGCTGGTCAAGACGCAACTAAAGAAGTAGCTGAGTTATTACCTCCCGGTAAATGTAAGGTAGCTTCGCTTCCATATAAGGATCCGAATGAATGCCTACTTCAAAATCAGGGCCGAAAAATTATTCAGGCCATGTGGGAAGCACAACAATACTCACCAGATGAGATTGTACATGTTTCTCAAATTAATACAATCAACTCTCTTGAGGATACTAAAGTCTACCCATTCCCGTTTGATTCTTTATCCGACTACTTATTGGGACAGAGAAGCGGAGAGGTTACACTATGGGCTTCTGGAACTGGTTCCGGTAAGTCAACTATCCTAAGAGAGATCATCCACCACCACCTTGAAGAAGGTCGTAGTGTTGGTGCTATTATGCTTGAGGAATCTCCTCAAGAAACTGTTGATGACATGATATCATTACTAATTAATAAACCTGTACGAGCTATCCGAGCGAAGAAAGTTATGAATGAACTTCGAGCTAAGCTTGGTAAGGATCCGATTAGTATTGATATCATCAGTGATCTAACTGATGAAGAGTATGCAGATGCTAGAAAGAAACTAGAAGGATCTAACCTATATATCTATGATCATCTTGGCAACAGTGGACTCAAGAATCTATGTGCTCGTATTGAGTTCATGGCCGTGTCTCTTGATGTTGATGTAATTGTTCTTGATCATATCACTGCTGCTGCTGCTGGACTATTAAATGATAGTAGTGACTTCGATGGAGGAGGCTCTGAAAGATTGTTAATAGATAATATTATGAAAGAGCTAAGAGCACTGGTCTCAAGAACGGGTGTTCATATTGATGTTGTCTCTCAACTAAAGAAAACTACTAAAGCATATGAAGAGGGAGTACGAATCACACTACAAGATCTACGTGGCTCGGGTTCGTTATCTTCCGTACCTAATACTGTTATTGCTTTGGAAAGAGACAGACAGAATCCTGATGACAGGGTAAGCAACACTACTATTGTTAGGGTTCTAAAGAACAGACTAACAGGTAGATCAGGTGTTGCTGCGTGTCTATACTATGACCACGAAAGCGGAAGGCTAAGTGAATTAGACTTCGCCTTTGATGGTGATGGTAATGTCGTTAACGATTGGGATAACATATGATTCTAGTTACCGGAACAGGTCGTTGCGGTTCTAGTCTCATGATGCAGACTCTTTATTACCTTGGGGTTCCCTTAGTTGGGGATCCCAAGGTAGATAACGATGAGCACTTATTCTGGGGTGCATATAATATTGTTAATAGAGAGAACACAGATGTTAAGGTTAAGGCTAGTCCTGAGCTAGATAAGAAGGCGAGGAGCTTTAATCCTAAAGGTTATTGGGAGTTAGATATGCTAACAATAATCGATCATTGTAGGAAGGGTTTCGGAGAGCAGAATATTGGTCATGTTATAAAGATTACTGGAGCATTGGTTACTGAACTCCAAACAAATGATATCGAGAAGATGATTATATGTAAGAGAGAAGATACAGTTAAACAAGCAGAGAGTATGATGGACCTAGCTAAGATTGATATTCAAATAGCAGAAGAGAATAACCTAAAGAGTCCAAACTTTACCGAGTGGTATAAGGATAAAACATACTTAGATGTAATGACTATGCAAACAACACAAGGTATCATGCTTGATAGCTTAGCTATGAACTATGATATACCCTCAATCCCTGTTTACTTTGAGGATATGTTGAAGAACCCAGAGAAAGAGATTAAGGAACTAGTCCAATTCCTTGAGTTAGGAGATGTGGATATTTCTGAGGCTATTAATAATGTGGATAAACGATGAAAAGATTAGTGTTTGATGTTGAAGCTAATGGTTTAACTGAGCTTACTGTTAAAGGTGACGAAGCTATACCGGAAGCAGATAGAGTATGGTGTATGGTTGTAAGCGATCTAGATACTGACCAAGTATGGTTCTTTTATGAGAGTACAATGGAAGAGGGAGTTGAGATGTTAAGATCGGCTGATCTTATTATTGGTCATAATATAATATTATACGATGTTCCTTTGCTGGAAAGATTGTATGGACCAATTCATACTAAGAAATATGATACACTCACAGTCTCCCGTCTTATGTACCCAGATAGACAGAACCACCCCTTCGGAGGTAACTCTCTCAAGGCTTGGGGTATTCATCTGGGAGAAGAAAAGATAGAGTATATCCTTGGCTTTGATAAGTACAACGAAGATATGCTGAAGTACTGTCTTCAGGATGTTAACGTAACAAAACTTATATACGATAACCAAGTAAGCTTTGCTATAGATAATAAGAGGTCTATTAAACTTGAGCATGATGTAGCTTCTATCATAGCTGGGCAGATTAATAATGGTATTGGTTTTGATATCGAGGCTGCTAGTTTACTTGAGCATGACCTGCTTATGGAAAAGGTTTTGATTGAAGATGACATGAGTGAGATCTTTCCACCTATTGTGGAGGAGAGATGGTCAGATAAGACAGGTAAGAGACTTAAAGATAAGACAACACACTTTAACCCTGCCTCACGAAAACAAATAGCTGAGAGACTGGGTAAGAAATATGGATGGGTTGCCCCTAAAACAGATAAGGGTAATCCAAAGGTTGATTCAGCGGTACTTAAGAATCTTAATTACCCGGAAGCAAAAACATTAGCACGATACTTTGATACTATAAAGATGCTTAGTCAGTTATCTGACTGGATACTTAGAGCTGTTAACTCTAGAGATAATAGAATTCATGGTAGTGTTAATACTCAAGGAACTGTAACCGGAAGAATGACTGCATCACAACCCAACCTACAACAGGTATCAGGAGACTCTAGAACCAGAGCCTTGTTTACTCCTAGAGAAGGATGGGTTATGGTAGGTATCGATGCTGCTGGTCTAGAAGCTAGGTTGTTGGCTAATCGAATGGCTAACTGGGATGATGGTAACTACGGAGAAGTTGTTATTAACGGCGACATCCATAGCTTGAATCAGTCTGCCGCTGGTCTATCTACAAGAGATAAAGCTAAGACGTTTTTCTATGCTCTAGTCTATGGTGCTGGTGATGGTAAGATTGGTAAGATTGTAGGCAAGAGAGCTAAGGAAGGTAAGGAAATCAGAAACAAATTCCTTTCCGAAATGCCTGCTCTTAGGAATCTAATAGAGAATTGTCAGTTTCAAGTAGCAAAGAAGGGAACGATTACCCTACTAGATGATAGAGAGGTTCCTTGTAGAGCTAAGCACAAGGCTTTGAATGTACAGATACAAGGAGATGGTGCTGTTATTATGAAAACTGCTCAGAATATTCTTGACACTAAGCTATCCATGCTCTATAATGATAGAGTTGCATTCATGGCTACAGTTCATGATGAGTGGCAGCTTGAATGTGATCCCACTATAGCAGAACATGTAGGACAACTAGGGGTTGAAGCAATAATAGAAGCTGGAGAATTACTAGGTTGTGTTGTCCCTATGGACGGCAACTTTAGAATTGGTAAAAATTGGTCGGAGTGTCACTGATGGAAACAAAAGTAGAAACAAAACTAAATATATATATTGCTGGGCCTATGAGAGGTTATGAGAGAAATAATCATGATGCCTTTGATGCAGCAGAGAAGAATCTACGTAAGAAAAATATATGGAATCCTGTTAATCCTGCTGCTATTGATAGGTATGAAGGTGTTGATCCTGAGGATGATATGACTAAGAAAGAATTAAGGGAAGCTTTGAAACGAGATGTTGATCTTGTATTTTCTTGTCATTGTGTTTATATGTTATCTGGTTGGGAGCGGAGTGAAGGTGCACGTATGGAACATGCTCTTGCTGTTGCCTTGGGTATGGTAATACTGTATCAATCATGAGGTATGAAGTTCTTCCAACTAAAGTCTCGGTCTGTTTTTATGATAGATCAAAAGACTGGAGAGCAAAGATTATTAAATATTCTGCCTTGACCGACATACATCACTGTGGTATAATGCTTGATAGAGAAGGAAGTAGAGTAGTGTTAGCTTCAGATAAGTCTCACAAAGCTAAGTTTGTTGACGCTGATAAATTCCATAACCTAGTCTATGCCCCTATTAAGGTGGTAGAGTTAGATGAGGCTCACGTTTCCCTTCAGCAGCTTACTGATTTTTTATATAGTCATGATAAACTTAAGTGGAAACCATTGACTGATGATGAAGCTGCTAATTATAAACCAAAGAAGTATCCTAGTTACCGTTATATTGGTGACGCAAGGAGTATTATATTTTGGTATTTTCTAGGTAGGTTTATATTACCTAAACTATTACCACCATCGTGTGCGTTAATGACATGTTACTTATTAAGAATTTGTGGTTTCAAGGTAGGAGACCACGTACAACCAAAGACACTTTACAAGGAGTTAGATGATGCAGCTAATTATAATAGCTGGACAAGCTGGGGTTGGAAAGACTACGCTAGCACATATAATTGCTGCTGAAGTATTTGGTTTAGGTCTTGTCCCTAAGCTTTTGTCTTTTGCTGGCCCGCTAAAGGCTATGGCAGACGAAAAAGGCTATAGTAAAGATGATAATCCAAAAGAATATAGAAAGTTTTGTCAATCTTATGGCGCTGCTAAGCGTGCCGTGAACGATAACTATTGGATAGAAGAGCTGAATAAAGATATTAAGAAAGCTAGCGAAGAAGAAGCAAAGGCAATGGCTTCCTCTAACAAATATTGGGAACGTTGTGTTATCATAGATGATTGTAGATATCCTAATGAAGTAGAGTACGGTTTAAATAACAAGGGTACTTTAATCTTCCTTTCTTCTGGTAACAGAAAGATTGTTGATCCAAAGGAACGGTGGAGAAACCACCACTCTGAAGATATGGCTAAACTTATTGACAACGGAGCCAAAGAGTTTAGAAAATTATTTAACTGTTTGATTAAGAACCAAGGTACTATAGAAAATCTTAGAGAAAAGGTCCATTCTTTTGTTCCTCTTTGGTGTGGTGTAATACCCACTGACAATCAGGAGTACAAGGATGAGCACGTTGATGATCTTACAAGATGTATAACTGAACTGATTGATCTCCTCTTATTAGGTAAGCTTGATGAGGAGGAGGATGATGAGGAAGAAACCTAGAAAAGCTTTTTTAGATGGCGATATCCTCGCATACCAGACGGCGTTCTGGGCAGAGGTAAACGATCCTGATGATTTTCCTATTAAGTTGGAGAAGCTGGTTAAGCAGTGGACTCCTGATGGGGTAGATGATATTACAATAGCACTGTCTTGCTCAAGAGTAGACAACTTCAGAAGAAATATATGGCCTGATTATAAGGCTAACAGGGAAGATCTCTATATACCAGAGTATTTATTAGATGTGAAGGACCACATGAGATATAAGTACAAGTGTAAAGAATTACCTTCCTTAGAAGCAGACGATATACTTGGGATATACACATACTCTAACAAGGCTATTGCTGTTACAATAGATAAGGATCTTAAAGGGGTATGTGGTTGGCACTATAACCCTAGAAAAGATGAGGAGTTACGGTTTATAACTAAGAAAGAAGCTAGAAGATTCTTCTTTGAACAGTGGATGACTGGAGATTCTGTTGACGGTTTGCCCGGACTATGGAGAATCGGTCCCAAAACAGCACAGAAGATGCTAGAAGAGTGGGATGAAGGGGATTGGGAGGGGTGTATTATTGAACTATATACTAGTGATAAGTACAAACCGAAGAAGAAGTACGATATGTCCTCTAAAGATGTAGCTGTGGCTATGGCTCAGTGCGTAAACATATTAACCACAGAGACTTACAACTTAAAAACAAATAAAATTAGTCTATGGGTACCTAAAGATGGGTAATAAAGACAATAAGGAGAAAACATGGACGAATTCCAGAAGTTTGTAGTGACAAGTAACTACTGCAGATGGCTAGATGATGAGAAGCGGAGAGAGACATGGCGTGAGTGTGTCGATAGGTATTATGATTACTTCTTGGATCGTTTTCCTGCTATTAAGGAAGGTCACCTTGAGGAGTGGAATGATATTAGAGAGATGACATTTAATCTTGAGCTGTTTCCCTCTATGAGGGCTCTCATGACTGCTGGAAAGGCAGCTGATAGGGACGATACTTGTTTATATAACTGTTCTTATTTACCTATCAACTCAATCCAGTCTTTCTCAGATATATTATATATCTTATGTTGTGGGACAGGGGTAGGATTCTCTTGTGAACGATCAGAGATTGATAACCTTCCTACAATACCTACTATTAACCGTGTTGAAGATAACTATATTGTAGTTGGAGATTCACGTGAAGGGTGGGCTAGAGCTTACAGTGCTTTACTAAGTTCTCTATACAATGGCATACACCCAACATGGGAAACCCACCTTGTACGACCAAGAGGATCTAGGCTTAAGACATTTGGTGGAAGAGCCAGTGGACCTGAGCCTTTAGAAAAGTTATTTAAGTATACAGTTAATATGTTTTATAAACAAAGCGGACAGAAGTTAACCTCTCTTAATGTACACGATCTTGTTTGTATGATCGGAGAGGTTGTAATCTCCGGAGGAGTACGCAGGTCGGCTTTGATATCTTTGTCTGATCTTGATGATAGAGAAATGTCTAAGGCTAAGTCTGGACCTTGGTGGGAAGGATCGAGTCACAGATCCCTATCTAATAACTCTGCTGTTTATGAAGCCAAGCCTACACTTAGTAGGTTTATGGAAGAGTGGGCTTTGTTATATGATTCTCGAAGCGGTGAACGTGGTATATGTAATAGAGAAGCAATGAATAACATTGCTGAGCGAAGTTACAGAAGTAAAGCTAAGTGGGGAACTAACCCGTGTAGTGAAATTATATTGAGACCTAAGCAATTCTGTAACTTGTCAGAGGTTGTTATAAGATCCCATGATACTGAGGCTACTCTTAGACGTAAGGTTAGGATGGCTACTATTCTCGGTACAATCCAATCGGCGTGCACTAAGTTTACTTACTTAGATCATGAGTGGAAAAATAACTGTGAAGATGAAAGATTATTAGGTGTCTCCTTTACGGGTATATATGATAGTTTGCTAACCTCATCAAACAACGAGACACTGAAAGATCTATTAACAAAGCTTAAAGAAGAAGCACATTTAACAAACGAAAAGTGGGCAGAGATTATAGGGATTGAGAAGTCTAAGTCTATCACTTGTTGTAAACCAAGCGGAACTACTTCGTGTGTTGCTAATACATCATCAGGAATCCATCCTAGATTCTCTGAGTATTATATTAGGCGAGTCAGGATAGACACAGACAACCCCTTGTGTGCCTTTATGAAGGACCGAGGTGTTGTCCACGAATCTTGTGTTACTAGAGGAGACACAACTACTATCTTCTCTTTCCCGGTAAAGTCACCTAATGAAGCTACAACATATACCCACTATAATCCGCTTGATCATTTAGAGTTGTGGCTTACTTATCAAAAATATTGGTGTGATCATAAACCATCGGTTACAGTAAACTATACAGACAATAGTTTTCTTTCAGTAGGTCAATGGATATATGCTAATTGGGAATGGGTTTCTGGTATATCTTTCTTACCCCAAACAGATCATGTATATGAACAAGCCCCATTCGAGGCTATAAGTAAAGAACATTATTTAGAAATGGTGGAACAAACCCCAGCTAATATTAACTGGGAGAATCTATCGTTCTATGAACTTGAAGATACAACAACCAACACACATACACTTGCGTGTAGCGGTGGTACGTGTGAGGTTGTGGATTTAGTGGAGAACTAATATGAGTATGTTGCATAATAAAGCCACAGTTTATCGTAAGATGCGTATGAACGCTCAAGTACTGCCAGCTGAATTGGTTATAGTTATTAAAGACATTGATCAAAGACTCTTGGCTTTAGAGAAAGGTAATACAAATGAAACAGGAATGGAAGAACCTAAGTCTACTGGACGTAGACCTAGCAAAGTTTCTAAGAAAAAAGTACCCGCCTCTTGAATATAATCTAGAGAAAGACTCTGATGAGTTTATTAGAGAAGCAATCTTTAGAGCCGGTCAACGAGAAGTAATCTACACGATAGAACATATTATCGAACTTCAGAAAAAAGGAGTAAGTAATGCCTAGTATCAATCCTGAACAAGCTATGATGCAGGGAATGATGGGAATGATGGGTGGAGGAGAACAACAACCTCCAGTACCCCCGCCCCCAACAAAGGGTCAACCCTCCTCAGTAGAATCAGCTAGTGCAGGTGGCGATGTTATTCTAGGTCATTTAACTCCCGGTGAAATTGTTATTCCTTTAGATATTATTAGTGAGCCTTTGTCTAAGAAGAAGATTGATGTTATGTTCGAAGGAGCTGGTCTTGACCTTACTCAATATACTGTAGGCCATAAGAATAATAATATCAACAAAGAGACAGGCAACCCACAGTTTGGGCATAGTAGTAAAATAAGAAAGGCTAAGTGGGAAGCTATTGCTAAGGCTAGAGCTGCAGCTAAGCAAGCCAAGGCTGATATCCGAAGGCAGATACGCGGATTCAAGAAACATATGGCTGAGGAAGCGGCAAAGATGAGGCAAGAACACAAGGAGAAGGTGCGGACAATGAAAGCAAGGACTATGGTTACAGATAAAGGTTATCAAGAGAAGCTGAGTATGTTTGCAAAGGAAGAAGCTAATCTTGGTGTGCGACCCGGTGTTGAAGCTGGTGGTGATGTAGGTATTTCTCCTGAAGGTAGATCGCCCGGTATGCAAGCAAGTTCTTGGAGGCGTAGATCACGTAGGGGTGCTAGGAGATTAGAAGGGAGACCCTCATGATTAGAAACCATCCTTTATTCTTTGGGGGCGGGCCGAGTGGAGAGATACCTCAAGGTTTATCTGCAGCAGATCAAAGGAGTCTCTTAGAGAAGGAGGCAGAGTTATCTGCTGAAAGAGATTTAGCACAAAGAGAGTTCTTGGCCGAACAAGAAGCACAAAGAGCAGCACGAGAAGATGCTCAAAGAATGATGCAGCAACAAGAAGAAGAAGCTAGAATATCTGAACTAGAAAGACTTGAAAAAATGGGTGCTGATGTTTCGGAAAGTATTGAAGAACCTAAAGATGTTGATACATCTGTTGCTGATATGTTTGCCTCGCTTGCTTTTGGTACTGATTTCATTACTGAAAGTGAAGAGGAAGAGGAAACAACAGAGGAAACAAGACCTGAATAAGGGGAATAACTAATGGTCGATATCGCAAAACGATTCAAAATTCTTGATAGTTTACGGTGGTCTAAACTAGAAAGATCTCGTTATTGTGCATCGCTTACTATTCCATCTCTATTACCACCACAAGGGTGGACAGAGCAAAGCCAACTACCCCAACCATTTAGTTCTATTCCTGCACGAGGTGTTACAGCTATGGCTAGTCGAATGCTTAGTGCATTGTTGCCGTTAAATGATATGCCTTTCTTTAAATTCGAGATGGGTTCTGGTATTGAACCTGAGGTAGAGGTACAGGTCTATCTATCTAATCTTTCACAACAAGTTTATACTAAGTTATCGGCTGGTAACTTAAGAGAAACTATTTACCAAGCACTACAACATCTTATTGTTATTGGTGATGTTTGTATTATTATGGATGATGATATGAACTTTAGGGTTGTAAGATTAGATAGATATGTATGTCGTAGAGATGTTTATGGTGAAGTAGAAGAATGTATTATGGTTGAATATGAGTCGCTTCCTGAGGCTATGAATAGTGACGATTATTTAATGTCTTCTTCAGAGGGAATGGATAATAGACAGGGATACAAAGAAGTATACATGAGAATTGTTGTTAAGGATGGTGTCTGGACAATAACAAGACAAGATGCTGATGGTAATGCTCTCCAAGGTGGTGGTGAATATACTACACCCCCCTTTATAATGCTTAGGTGGGTCGGTGTACCCGGAGAGAACTATGGTCGATCACATTGCGAGGATCTAATTGGTGATATCAAAACCCTTGAAGGATTTACTGAGGGGTTGATTAATGGTATCTCTGCTGCTTCACTGTTTTGGCAGGGTGTTGACCCAACGGGTATTACTGAGATAGATGATCTTGCTGGATCTCCTTCTGGGTCTTTTGTTGCTTCAAGACCTAACGAAGTCTTTACAATCTCACCTGCACAAACCATGAACCCCCAGATTGGTGCAACACAAACCGGTGTAGATATATTACGTAAGGAAATAGGAAGAGCTTTCTTATTAGACTCCGCTAGCATACCCCAAGGTGAAAGGGTTACAGCTACTGCTGTTAGAATGATTGGTCAAGAACTTGAACACGTTCTTGGCGGAGCATTTTCGGCTATTGCTAGAGATTTGATGGAGCCTATTGTAAGACGAACTGTATTTCTTATGACTACCAACAGTGAGATAGATGAAAGACTTCAGGATATGTTTACTGAAGAGGGGATGTTAGGTGTTTCTATTGTCACTGGTCTTCAGGCACTTAGTAGAGATAGTGATCTACAGAAGCTTATGCAAATGGGTGAGATGGTTAGAAACCTACCGGAAGCTGCTGCTGCAATGTTCCGATGGGATGAATATGGTAGAGCTCTTATCAGTTCTCTCGGCTTTAATGCCCAACAGTGGATTAAAACAGAAGAGGATGTTAAACAAGAGCAAATGGAAATAGCCCAAGCTCAGGCTCAGATTCAAGGATCTGCTGATAGGACAACAATGGTTAACCAAGCTGTAACTGAAGGTGGATTACAAGCTGCTATGCAGGATATGGAAGCTACTGGCGGTCAAGGTATACAGCAAGCTATGCAGCAGGGGGTAATCTAATGGCTACTCTAACAGCAGAAGCTTTTTCTTCATCTACTATTGGTGGGTATACTTCTAGAACAACAGCAGTTAGTCCTACCTTAGCTAGCGGTACCGATTCCCTTGCTAGTATTGCTATAGATACAAATACTGATAACCTTGCTAACAAGGCCGCCGATCTTGTTATGGGTGTTATTGTGGCTACGGAGTATAATACTACTGCAACCTGTACTATAACAATTACAGCTTTTACCGAACTTAATAGTACTGATAAGATAAACCTAATTGCTACTGATGGTACCAACTACGATTTTGTTAATGGTGACCAAAGTTCAGTGGCGGGAACGTGGGAATCCACAACTTCCAACGATGCCACAGCTACTAATTTGATGAATGTAATCAACACCTCATCGGGTCCGGCAGGAACTAGGTTTACTGCTACGGTAGATGGGGCTGTGGTAACTGTTACTCAGGCTACAGGTGGTGTAGCTGGTAATACCACAGTTACTCTGACAGACACCGGAACTGCTGGTATGTCGAAGACAAACTTTACTGGCGGCGGTGGTCCAGACCTTGTGTTACAGGTCTCTCATGATAAAGCTAGTTGGGTAACCGCTGTTACACTTGACAGCGAGTTAGATGGTACCGTTGGAGTATTTAAATACTACCCAGATACAACAAGGATAGTTGCTCCATATTTTAGAATGTTACTGAATAGCGGTGGCGTTGATATTGGAACTTCTGGAACATCGCAATTCTTTTTCTCACATAAATAGGAGGTGAACTATGGCTACAACAACAGCAGGAGCTTTTGTTTCTGCAACAGTCAATGGCTATACTGTAAAAACATCACCCACAACCGCTACCATGGCAAACGCAACTGATAAATGTGTCAGTGCTACTATTGTACCTTCTACGGATTCCATTGAAAACAAAAAGCTTCTCATGGGTATGGATATTCAGGTAGTACCTGATGTTGCTAGTGCTTCCCTTGAAATACAAGCATCTCATAACGGTACAGATTGGGTTACTGTTTCTGTTCTTGACGCTTCAGTTGCTGCTAGTACTGGGGTCACAAGCTATCTTGCAGATCTATCGGGAGTATACGCTCCTAATTTTAGATTAGCTTATAATGATGCTACTGTTGTTTCTTCTGTCGGAACTGATTTTACAACTAAATTCTTCTTTGCTTGGGTTTAATCTATGAATATTAATACTCCTCTCCGTACTTTAGATATAGTAGGTACTACTAACAGCAGTACTTGTGTTGCTAATCAGACAGAGAACTTAGGTCGGGGAACAAGAGATTATATATTATCATTAAGAAACGAAATTCTAGAGAATAGGGGATATGTTCTTCCAGAAGACTTTGATACAAGCTGGAACATACGTCTTGGTCCTATCTGGACTCCAGATGTTGAGTCTAGGCTTATCAATTGGATATCTCCAGAATACTTTAGACCAGAGACAAACAACCCCACTAAGATTATTGAAGCTACTGATCGTTCTCCTGAAGAAAACAATTGGTCACAGACAGATCTCGGCAATATGCCAACCTTAGGAACCCCACTAAATGGGTTTGATGGGCTGGTCTTTGATGGTTTTACCGACAAGATGGTGGACGATACAACAGATACTTTGAATCATGGGACTGGTGACTTCCTACATTATATGGTAGTAAATATTGGTCCAGATGATAACTCGGAAACCCTTATAGTTACTACAAAAAATATAACAACATGGGCTTTAACTAAAGATTGTACTAGTTCTGCTACGACACTTACAATGTATCTTGATAGTAACGCTACCTCCAAAACTTCTGCTTATAGTTTTGATGATGATCTTATATTAACTTTTGGTCGTAAGGCCAATAAGCCTATACTATATGTTAATGGTACCCTAGCTTTTGAAGGTAGTGCAGATTTGTTTAATGTTTCAAGTATCTCTGGTCATTTAGGAGATGGCAGCGGTGCCTCAGGTAACTTCGAAGGCGTTATATATGAAATGGTTGTTATATCAGACGAAGGAGCCGTAAGTACTGGCAACATCGCTGTATATCAAGAAGAAATCGAGGGCTATCTTGCCCACAAATATGGCTTGACGGGGAATCTCCCAGCAGCCCACACCTATAAAACAAACCCACCAAGGAAGAGCGTGGTATAAAGGGGAGAGCTATGGCTAAATATAAAGAAAACAAAAAGAAGAGTAAGGCTAAGACTAAGGCTAGAGTTAGTGGAAGCGGTAAGAGACTGACAAAAAGAACTGCTGCCAGAGCTGCTCGTAAAGCTCTTAGAACAAAGCCGGGTCGTTAATATGGACACTAACGGTTGGGATTCATATAAGAAGTTAGTAGTACATGAACTCGAACGTAGTAATATGAGACTCGATAGGTTAGATAAAAGATTACAAAGAATTGAACAACGATTAACTGTTGTTCATACTAAAGTTTATATAGCTGCAATGTTTATTAGTGCAGCTGTTGCGGGTATGATTCAGTATATGGTATACCGATAATCAGACTCTCTCATCGGGGGGGAACAATCTGAAAAGGAGAACTAAATGACAAACGATAATCCATTAGGTAATGAAGGCGAAACTACATTAGAAACAAAGGTTGAAAAATCACCAGAAGAGATACAGCACGAGCAAGAGAAGTTAGCATTTTCTACTCACATTGAAACTAGTGATGAAAAGGTTCCAGAAAACTTTGAAGATGCTGGAGCTTGGTTTGATAGTCTTAAGGAGGCTCAGAAGCAGTATACACAAGCAAGACAAGAGATTTCAGACCTTAAGACTCAACTCCCAGCTGTTGAAGAAGTGAAGGCTCCTGTTGAGCCTACACTAACAAACGAGTTAAGGATTCCACTTCCCGTAGAAACACCGGAAGCGGAGCAATCCCCGGAAGTTAGTGGTGTTGATGAAGCCACCTACGAATCTTGGGGCATGGAGTTTGCCGCAAAGGGTGAGTTCAGCGACTTAACCAGAGACGATATAAAACAACGTACTGGTTTTTCTGACAGAATGCTTGATGATTATGTATTGGCACAAAAGGCTAGGCTTAGAGAAAGCTATTCTAAGGCTGCTAACGTAGTTGGCGGTCCTGACAGGATGGATAAAATCTTTAAGTGGGCCTCTAAGAATTTATCAGAGAGTGATATGCAGGGTGTTAATATAGGATTGTCATCTTCGACATACGAAGTTACGCTTCGTGGTCTCGCATCTATGTATGATGGTGCAGTTACTAGTCAGAAGGCAGGGGAGCCTAAGGCTAACCCTAACCTGACACAAGTTTCTGCTAGCCAAACAGGTATTTTACCTTATGCTAATCAGCGAGAGTTTAAGAAGGAGAGGAACGATCCTAGATTCCAATTAGAAGAAAAGTATAGAGATATAGTACAGAGAAGAATGGCAATAACTGATTGGAACACCCTAGCTGTCTAATTAATATAGGGGAAAGCGGACCCCATAAAGGGAAGTTTAATTAAGTTGTATAAATCCCTCCTTAACCGGAGTAAACGATGATACTGAACTATTAAGTTCCGCTACTGTATGGACTCCTTTGGAATAATCCAGATGTAGATAATGTAAAGCCGCGTTAATAGTTTTACTTTATTTGAAAAGGAGAAATTACCATGACAGTAGTAGGTAATTTAGCTCATGGACATCTTGCTTACCGTGAAAGTGTAACAGCCCCAACTTCGGGCTTACCTTTCTCAGCAGGTGACTCAACAAACACAGGACAGGCTGGTAAGCTTTGGCTTCCTATCTGGTCCGGCGAAGTTATTCACGCCTATGATGAATATAATCAATTCGAAAGTTTATGTACTTCTAGAACAATTCCTAGTGGTACTACGGTTGAAATCCCAATTACTGGTACTGTAGATTTGCTGCCCGCATGGGACGCAGGTGTAGAGTTAGTCGGTGGTTCGGCATCCAAGACTTCAACATTCCAACTCATTCTCGACAAGCGACCAATGGCCGCTCACTTCGAAATTGACAATGTTGATATGATGCTGACTCAGTGGGAATTCCGTAACGAACTGGCACGACAGGCTGCTTTAACTCTTGCTAACACGAGAGATAAGCAGTTGTATTCGTATTTGGTTCGTGCCGCCGCATCTTCACAGATTACAAATGATCCTCGTCCAAGCTTGAACTTGGACGATGCTCTGTATGGTAGTGATAGTACTGACACTCTTAAGCTCAAGGATTGGGGTGCTTCGGGTGCTGATGCGGATGACAGAGCAACTGGTGCTCTGTCGGCACTTGAGAAGGTTGAGAAGTACATTGTCTTCCTTCAGGAAAATAATATTCCATATGATAGACTGTATATGGCTGTAAGCCCTCAGTGTTTCATGGATATTCGTGCTCTTGGTGTTGCTCGTGCGTCGGCTGACCTTGGTATTGGTTCTTCCAATACTGCAAGTCGTCCAATGTTCAGTGGTAATGATTCTTACAGTCTTGGTGCTGGTTTAGCTGAGTCATATGGTCAACTTGTTGACTCACTTGAATATATGGGTTGTACTATCATTAAGACGAACCACGGTTCGGATCAGCTGAGAGATACTTCCGGTGGTACGACTCTTGGCGAAGCTAAGTATAATCTTGACTTCGGTATTGATGATGCTGGTGATGATACTACCGCAGCCATCAACGGTGTTCGTGCCGTCATGTTTACCCCTGAGGCTGTCGGAGCAATCCGATTGCAGGGTCTTAAAGTAGATACGGTGGATGATATCCGTCGTAATACGACCTTTACCGTTGCATCAATGATGCAGGGTACTGGCGTTCTTCGTCCAGAGTGTGCAGCAATGATCTACACACAGGACGGATCCGCAAGTGGTATTGATAACCGGGTACAGATGCGTGAAGCAGCTTACCTTGATGTTGATGCTGATGGTTACACGCAAGCTAGCTAATAATTAGTGTAACTTTATAGTTACGTTATTCATATGCGTCCCCTGCTGCCCCTCGTTGGGTAGCAGGGGATTTTTTTAAAAAGGAGGATTCTCATGGGAAGTATAGCTAAACTAGATGCAGTTAATCATATGTTATTAATGGCGGGAGAATCCTTAGTTTCTGATATTAATGAAAACAGTGGGCTTGATACAGAGACAGCCTTGTTTTGTTTAGATCAGTTTATTAGAGACTTCCAAATGAGGGGAATAGCAAACAATAGGTATATAAAGAAGGTTGTTCAGGCTGCTAAGGGAACAATTGAGTTACCTACATCCCCCTATGATACCTTATCGGCAGAACTTATCTCAAACCACACTACTGATGATGGATATAATATTATTGGTATTGCAAAAGGAACAACAGATAAGTATCTGTGGAATGTAACAGACCAATCTGATCAATGGAAAGCCGCTACTTACCATATTGAAATCATTCAGAAGGTTCATTGGGAAGACATGGATACACCTGTACAAAGGGCAATCCTTTCCTCTGCTGCTAGGCAATATCAAATGGTTACTCAAGGTGATGCTGATGCTGACAATTATCTTGCTGGTATTGAGGGAGTATATATGTCAAGAGGTAAGGCTGCTGACTTAGATGATAGGAGGAGGACAGTATTTACGTCTTCTTCATCAAAACTTAGAGAAGCTAGGAATAGAAGCGGTATTTATAATGACGCAACCTTACTAAGATACTGGAGAACCACTAACCCCGGAGGTTAATCATGGCTAAGAGAGGTCTTAAGAGTAATGTAAGGTCTTACTTTCCTGTTAAGATACCAATTAATACTCTTTCTGGCGGTGTTGGGAGACAGGCTCCTACTAAACGGTTACCCTCTGAGGCTGAAGAATTAGATAATATCTTTTGTACAACCGAAAGATCTATTGATAAACGAAACGGATTCTATCCTTTAGAGGGGGTAGGAGAGGATCTTGGAATTTTAGATGTTGAGGGTTTGTGGTGGTACTGGTTCTTAGCTGGACGAGATCAACAATTCCTTATCGCTCTAGATTTTGAGGCTGGTGGAGATGATAAACTGCTTTATGTCTACAAGGTTGAGGATGACGGAGAAATTATTGAGCAGGTTGTAGATGATGATATTGATCCTGATATCTTAGGGTATTTAACTTTTGGATCGGGTACTGCTAAAGATACTCTTAGAGCTACCTCAGTTGGATCTTCTATTCTTGTGCTCAATACTACAGTTAAGGCAGGCTTTACATCAGATGGTGTTGATGAACGGCTATTTGGTTTAGATGGTATTAAGATGGCGGAGGGGTCTGAAAATTCAGTAGATGTTAAGGGACGAAAGATAAAATACCAAACTTCTATTACTGTTGATCCAGAGGGTGAGGGTGAGTATTGGGTTAAAGGAACAGATTATGTTTGGAATCAGAGGGTTATAGATGGTGGTGTCAGCGATGATGCGCCACAGTATCCAATTTATACAGTTGTGTCTACTTTAGATGATACCGAGCTTCCCGGTCCAACTAATCAAGATTATACCGGTCGCCCGTCAAACGACACTGATGCC